GTTTGCATAGCTGGTCCATGGAATATTTAAACGTTCGCAGTATTTAGCGTACGTTGTTTTTGATCGTTTACTGATTTTGTTGAATGGTGATTGAAAGACCATACGGATATCAAGTTCAGGATGTTGTTGTTTAACATTCCGCATTTTCCGTCGATCTTTTTCGTCCCAATATCCTTTTGTCTCTAGGTATATACCATTTGGCAAAAGGAAATCAGGAGTGTAGTTATATGAGATTGTATACGGAACCTTAGTAGATTCATACTCATACTTGACTCCTAATTCAACAAGGAGATCAGCAACCCTTTCTTCAAGTCCTGATCGAAAAGCCATCAGAAATCATCTTCGTCACTTGTATCTTCGTCAGGTTTCGGTACTACATTAGGTTCTTCAATCTTATAACCTTTAGTTGCACCAAACATAGATGCTATTTCTTCAGAGCCGAGATCACCAGAGTCGATACCAGCTTGTCCATTAACGCTAATAATTTGAGCACCAAGGAGCACAAGCCTTGTACCATACGTAGTTTCATCTTTGAGAACGTATGGTTTTTGGTAGAACGCAACCTTGACTTTAGAGCCAGAGTAAAGAGGAGTATTTGGATCAGTGACCGGCGTACCTTCAGTATCAACGAAAGGAGGTTTGTCCTTTTCATTCCATGAGAATTTAATTTTATATTGACCATCGGAAACTTCTTCCCATGGTTCCAATTTTCCAATTGCACGTTTAGGATTCTTGACTTTCGACAAGCACCATTTCAATAGTTCAATTCTTTCTTCTTCAAGTACATCGATAAGTTTTTGATTAATGGTAGTAGCAAGATTGTAACTGCCAAACTTACCTGGTTTCATACAAGCTTGAAAGCCTTCAAGTACAACTGGTTCTTCAGTTTTAAGGACGTTACGTGTCATAGGTGGTTAGTTAACAGAAAAAATAGGTGGAATGGATGACTGTTTCTGGACATAAATCACCAATGATTGGTGGTTCTGTTTCTGCCCCGATTGAGTCAGCAAAATCTCTTAGGTAATCATGCTCAGCAAACAAGTGCATGTATGTCTCACGTACTAAGGTGGACAAGTTAGTCATGTCTGTAGCACGGCATAACACTGAATCATGAATCAGTGCGATCGGAGCATTAAATCGGATTGCACATAGATGTAGTAGAGAACTATCTAAAGAATGAATAAGATTAGGACTAGTAGCATTTTTATGGTGATTTATATCAATTTCATCACTATCACCTGTAGCTATTCTCATGTTTACTTTACCTAATAATTGCAAAGTAACTCTGTCATACTTGCATTTCATCAGACGTTGTATAACTACAAAGCCAGAAGGTGTAGTCCAAGTAAGTTCATCAGCACCAGCTTTTATTGCTTTAGCCACTTCGTCTTCAATCCATTTCATTACGCGCATTGGTCCAGGTAGAACCTCATCCATTGCAGCTCGAACGGCCTTAACAGTAATGTTAATATCTTCATTTGTTACTTTTAAGCCCTTTTCTTTTAATGCATCTCGTACATACTGTCTGTTTGAGTACTCTTTTGCCGAATATGGAAGGGTCATCACTACTCTTTTGACGCATTTTCTATCCCATACATCATGTAAATGTTCTGGAATGTTTGGCTTAGCTTTATCAGCCACAACCTTATATGCGTCTTGAGGTTTAGCAGATGGTACAACATTTACGAGAGAAGCAGCTGATTTATCACGAGATAAGCCGCTTAAGATTTGAATACCTGAGCAACTTGCATCTGTGGCTACCATTAATGAGGTATATTGACGGCTACATTCAATACAAGTGTAATAGTATTCCTCACAAGCACTTAAGAATTGCCATGGTTCATCAGCTGTTTCCCAATCAGATATATTTCCAATCGGATCAGTAGCTACACGTGTGATTAGACTGTGATTATTCTTAGTCCAGTCTAATCGTTCTTGCATTGTGGATTTATCTAATCCATCTTTGCCATAACATGTAGCACACATGAATCGTAGCCAACCCTCTGCATCAGGTGTCATAAATGCAGGTTCAGCAAATCGAATTAACGCCTTACCAAAATCTGTATCCTGAATTGAAAGATATGGTTGTAAAGGATATACTCTACCCCTATAATCCAGGCTCCAACAAAGATACCATCGATCATAATCTTTGAATCGACGAGCAGCTTCTAACGTATGTCTTGTACGACATGAACGTCTAAAGGCTTGTGCATTTTCATCATGTGCTTTAGCAGCAGCTCTCCTATATTCCATCTCTACTGATTTATCAGTGTCGATGTTTAGTGGTTTATTAGGGATAGGCTGCTCGATTACAGGTACAAACTTTCCTACTTGATGCTGTCTTTCTTCAAGTACTTCAGCGACATCAAGAATGAACTTCGAGACGACATAACTAGTACTTTGAATATGATTCAGGAAATCAATAGGCTGTTGTCCCTGTATACATGACGTACCTCGTCTAACCATGTCGTGGCCTTCCATTAGCTCATTTAAAAGAAAGCCTCCTTTTTCCGTATTGCTCCATGGTTTGGGTGGTACAAGCATGGCCCAAACGGCAGGAGAAAACAACTCAGCTTGTTCTATAAGCTGATCTTTGATGTCACAAAACTCTGAAGTAGGAACAATAAATATCTCTTTTCTTTGCTTGCTTTTTGATTTAGTTAGTTTATCAAAGTAACCCGTAGAACATACAACGCAATCAAGCAACCAAACACCAAGCTTAGATCTTAAAGACCTGTTCCATGGTTTCCAACGAGGTAAATCCTTGCGGTTCCACAGTGTTGTAACTGTCCTGAGTTTCTGTCCAGTACCAGATGAGCTATGCCAATAGTCCTCTTTAATCCTCTGCAAGATATCTGGTGCTACACGTTCGTAATACCTCATCTTGCATTCTGCTTCTATCGCAAGAGCAATAGAGTCTGAAACATTCTGTAAAAGACTGCTATCAATTCTGTATCCAAACACCTTGTCAAAGGTGATCTTAAGTGCAATTGAAGCAGCTGCTAATGGCTCAAGAGTACCAAGGTATTCTTTAATTTCTTTAAACAAAGGACCATTCTTACCCCTGTAAATGCGATCAGTGGTGTCTGAGATGCGCTGTGTGACCTTTGGAAGGACTGCTTTGATTGATGCCCTTCCATATATGGAATTAGACGCATACTCTCGATTCTCAGCCTTCATGGTGTCATCCCGTAGGGATTTCAAGCCATGTCGAATCGCCTCTCTTTCGAGGTTCATTTGTTGTTCAATAAGCTCAGGAGTGACTTGATTCAATAAAAAGAATGCGCGGTAGTCTAAAAAATCATTCTGTACCAACTAGGATAGGTTGGTATGACTGAAAGGCCAGAAACAACGTTCTGACCTGTCCAGCTTTGTTGCAGGTTTTGGGATAGTACCTGAAACTAGCGCGTCTACCAATTCCGCCACATCCGCGGGCGAGATCCGTTGCTATGACTGTGAATCATGAAACGGACTAGGTAGGGCTAACCGCAGGACGCCTAGCTTTCCCCAAAGAGGAGATTAGCAGACGGTAGTCCTAGACACGGTAGTCAAGCTGAAAGAGCTTGGAGTTCTTGGGACAGTGGCGTACCAATTCGACCCAATTCTTTTGCTAAGTGTTCCTCTCCCAAGTGGATGTAATACTTCATAGAAGTCTCGGGGTTGGCATGGCCTGCAATGTTCTGGACCTTCGAGCAATGGGCGTTACCAATCGCTAACCAGGTCAAACATGTATGACGTGCACAATTAGGTGTGAAGCGTCCTACACCGTATGGCTTGATGTTCGTCAAGTCACGAATACGATTCCATACCCTGCGATGAGCATCATCGTTCTGCCAAGCATCAAAGATGTTCAACTTGGGGTGATCCTCTAAGCCTTCAGTACGACGACGAAGGATGGGATACACACGTTCAAACACAGGAGTACCAGGCTCCAATGAAATGATCCGTGGTCGTGAACCATTCTTGGTCTTGAAGTCAGATCGCTTGCCAATCAAGATCGCAGGGATAGGACGATTCAAATCAATGTCACGCACCTGTAATTGTGACCATTCATGCCAAGACAATCCTGTGTAACAACTAAACCAAATGGTGTCAGCTAGATCGTCCTCGCCACATGCTTTCGCTACTTGATAGAAGTGATCGCAATCAGCAACAGAGATCCAAACCCTATCGTTGTCATTGTCAGGACGTGTCTCAAACTTATAATTCCAGTCCTTTGTTACCCAAGGTAACTCACGATTTGGAATCGGAAGCTTACCGCTTTTAACACAATAGTTAAGAGCAGTAGATACAGCAACAGTACATTTCTTGATCGTGGTGTTCGATAGTTCTCTATCGTTATCCAAGTAATCAATGTACCTGTTGATGACATCTTGATTGATGTCCTTAACCTTGAAGCCTCGTGTACCACCAGACCATTTAGTGAAATGACCTGAGTTGTTTCGTACTACAAATGATGGTTGGTGTGTAACCTTCCATTCAGGTTTGTACTTGATCGTGTAATCAACTATTTGACCCCACGTTGCGAGGTAAGTTGCCACTGAGGTAATCCTCCAGTTGTTTGACGAGTTTTTCACCCTCCGGTGTCAGCTTGAGGAGTTTGCGTCGTCTGTTCGCTGGATCCGTGGTTTTAGTAATCAACCCCAATCCATGCTTTCTAATGCGATTAACATCAGCTAGATAGTCACTGTTCCTTGAAGCAGCAGCTGTAGACATGAGTAGGTCCTCTTCTAAAGCTTGCTTATGACAAGGGTTATGACTAGCTACGTACAGAAAGGTGATGGCTACTTGTCCAGGGATCTCAGGATCTCGCTTGGCTAGCTCTTTCATGCAATGGAGCAGCACGTCCATCCTTTCGTTCGTGAGTTGACTCTTGAGAGGGTTCACGATGAAGGAGAAACGATGCTTCCATGACCATTATACTAAACTGGACATGTAAAGTCAAGCAGACGGATGTTCGAGTAGTCCAGACAGCGTATTGACTGTGATCATTTATACCAAAATAGATATGGGGAAACAAAAGGAAGTTCCAAATTGATGATGATTAAAAGTTAACTAGGTTGATCAGTAATGGGAGCATCAGGGTCGATGCGTGGAGACAATAAATGTTTGTAACGATCATCACATACACATTCCCCTTCATACTTACCAACACGACATGCTTTGTCATGCTTACACAGACGACACCTGTATCCGTAGCAGTTTTTCTTACTTCTTTTGTCTAATTGGATTTGGTGGTCAGCCAAAAGGTTCTGAGTTGCCAGACATCCATCGTATGCTTGTTTATGGATGTGTGATCTCGTAGCTTCGTAAAGGACTTCACTTTGAGACATGTTCCATAACGCTGCATAGCGCTTAAGAAGACACCCACATTCATCGGACATCGTGACTACTACACGTTTCAATCGACCCCCTTAAAGATTTTTCAAATAATACAAGATGATGTTACATATGTTATGAGTATAAACAACTACTTTTAAATACAATAAATTAATACCAATTAGGTCTTGACACATGGCTCCTTGAGGTCAGACAAAAGCTCATCAAGCATCTGGTCTAATCCATCACTCTCTTGAGCGTCATACTCATCCTTGTAATCATCACCATAAGCAATGAAGTAACTGAACTCCTCTTGATTAAGTGAATCAATCATCTGTTGGTCCATCAGTTTGTCCAGGTGTTGGTGTGTTTGCATATAGACCCGCTGCATCACACACAATGAATTCGGTATCACTCTTTGTTTGTAATGCGTTGATCTTTTTGATTGCTGATCCAGGTTGTTGATACACATGCTCCTTGATCTTTCCTGTCTTTGTGTTGCTTTCGCGTATCAAACAGAAGACGGAAGAAGGTAGCTCCCAGTGATCAATTCTCCAGGTCATTAGCTCGTCATATTCATGTGGTTCAAACATGTCATCAGGTGCATCCATGTACCGTTGCCAGTTATTAGGAAATACCTTTCGTTTACCAGTCATCTTTCCTCTGTACATTTACTAAGTGACAATCACGGTGTTCGGACAATTCAAGTGCAACCCAAGCTGCATGTTCTGAATCGGGAGCCATTACATATTCAGTAATAACCTCCTCACCATTGTCTAAATGCACTACATACTCATCAAGTTGTTTGCGTTTGAGTAGTGCCATTAACATCCTTGCGCTGACTGTGAATTTAAAGAAAAAAGCATCAACTAAATGATACTTTTGGTTGATTAAAGTTATAACGAAGCCTCATACACTTCGTAATACTTAAAGAACTGCTCTTTTGCTTGGCACACTGTGTCGTATCCTTTAACATACGTCTGGTCAATGTTATTTAAGCAGCAGTATTTCTTGTTACCCTCACTATCACGATGTGAGTAGATAGCACCAATCGTACCGTTTTTATCACTCAATGTTTCATAGTAGATGTCAGGATTCTTGAAACGACGTAGCTCTGAATTGATGATCATTGAATGTAGTAAGAATGAACAGCGTTAATGATTAAGCAGACCGCAATGATTGACATTGCTACTGCGTGCTGCCCAATGAAGAACAGCACCACACCTACCAAGGTGGACAGGTTAAGCAGTTTCAATGTCCTCTGTCACTTGAAATGCAATGTGCTCGATGTAAGCCCATACAATCTTGACGATTAACTCGTCAATACTTGAGCATTTCAGATTCATTTCAGTGATCCAATCCTCCCCATAAATACAGAAGAACTCATCTTCAATCATGTCTTTGTGGTTCTCATAAAACGCAAGACATTGTGTGTTGTAGATGTGTTGACTAGCAACACCACTAGCGCAGCCGTGTTGAGCTATGTTCGCAAGTGTTTCTTTGTCATAGATGGACAGGAGTTCAGCCTTAGCTGATTGAGGCCTAGCGAGTGCGATCATGTGACTGTGAAGATACGAAGGTGTACAGGTTGATCAAGCCAGGCTGAGCCTGTTAATGATTTCGTAGTGACCATACTTTGCTGTTTTGCTGTCCTTGAACAACAAGCAGTGATTAACCCAGAACCCCATTGATGTGAGTGGATTAAACAGTAGGCCAAGGATTGCACGTCGTGAAACATGATAGTATCGGTAAATACTGCCATTGGCATAAGCTACTTCAACCTGACCTTTGATTGGGTCAACGTTGATGGCCTCGGCACAACGTGATGAACGGAATGGAACGCGGATAAACAAAGAGTGAACCTCGTTGGTTGTGGACTCGTCCAACCTAGGGCATCTGTCCAGCTTTGTATAGGAGTACAGTCGTACTACTGGCACAGCCCTAGCTAGATTCATTGGTATCACTAGTGTCATCAGTTAAACTTATCGTTCAGCTACCATTGATAATATTGAAAGGGCGACAGATGGAGAGAAATATAAACAAATGTTACATTTGCTACAGTACTGTCTCGATGATGTGTTAGGCGCAGAATCTCTAGTGAATCGCGCTAGTATACAGTACTAATCAGGGCATTCAGGGCACAAACAGGGGGGCATGGGGGGTAAACCGCTCCTTGTGTATACATAATAGGTTTAACTAATTTCTGTCATTTTTTACTGTACTGACCCCAGGTCTACCTTCCTCCAGCAATCCAAAGGGACGGTTTGAGTCAGAATAACATTTTGGTGTAAATACTCAATAGTATAATCATAGGGGGACGATTGAAAGCCACCTACAATAAGAAAGGGAAGGATAATACAAAGCATTTAGGTAATCATTTTAGTTTCAGCGGTTGGGTCAGTTTCAGCGGCTACATCAGAAGCAAAGGAAGTATCTTTAACAGGTTCAAGTTTGGAAGTACCATATTGAGCATCCATATCAAGACACCATTGTTTAAGAGCTTTACCGGTATCAGTAAACTTAGCTACACCTAAGGTACGCCAACATTCTTTAGGATCATTATGACCCTGTGTGGAACCTTTATAGTGACTAACGAAGAAGTTAGGACCTTCTCTTGTACGTGTATACGTAAAGGAACAGGAAGGAGTGTTATGTTCGAATGAAATAGGTTGCATATATACAGTGATATACAGTAATATCTGAATACAGTATTAGTTAACGTAAGTAATTAATTATGAAGTTAACTAATAATTTAATTAATTAATTAACTGAGGTACTTACAGTATTAATAAGGACACGACAGTTTGTAGTTGTCAGAATTAATAAGTAAAGGGGGGAACTGATTGTAGTCAGAACCCCCGTTAGGGGTCGGGTCCACCCTTCCCTTCCCCCTATACATGACGTACCTCAATTTACCCAGGTGGGGACTGACTTTCTACCAGCGAGTTGACGAGCGTTTTGACGTTGTTCAAGGGACATCCCAAAACACATATGAGAAGCTGCTGCTTCTGGATTATCTAACCATTCATCCATAAGATCTTTGTAGTCTTCTTGTTTACGAAGTTTGACTGATTCGTAAGCTGAGATAGCTAGGGAATCTGTAAAGTATTTAATACCTTGAGCTAAGCAGTCAAGACGGTCATCGTGTTTAACTGCACCTTTTTCTCTACACATTCTAGACATTTGGTAGAAGAGCATGTAGAGGAGTCTTGATTCAGGAGCTTCATCTGGGTTAGAAGCGAAGTCCCATTCAATAACTTTACGGTCTACAACAAGCCTGTGTTGGTTAAGAACAGGTTCAAGGCTATCAATGATTCGGTCTTCTTTACGTACGTTGGCACGAACTTCTTCGATATCGATTGCTTGTTTAGTTTGTTGTAAGTGTTTTTTAAATAGTTCAGATACGATACCATCACCAAAGTTAGTTTCAATTACGAGTTTAGTTACGTTGTATTTTTTACAACCTCTTAGTATGTCCAGTAGTGTGTTGTCTGAGTATCCATCTCTGTAAGCTCGCATTTGGTGCAAGTACAAGAAACCGTTGCGTTGGGAGATATAAGCTGCTGCCGTTTCATCGCTGCCACGGCCCGAAGGATCAATTGAGCAGATTGTTTCTGTGTAAGGATTCCAGTCTCCTTGTAGCTGCATTGGAGAATAGAAATAGTCTCCAGGTAACCCAACCGTAGGGAGTTCTTTGATAACGTTTTTTGGATCTGAGCACCAGATGATTGCGTCAGGAGCATTAACAGGGTTAACACTAGTGACGATAAGGTCAGCACATTTAAGCGGGAACTTTTCTGCATCACTAAGGGTTGTATCTAGTTGGAACTGCAACATGTAGTTGCTACGACCCATTGAGGCTTCACGTTCTATTAGGTCATTCTCTGTAAAGCGATCAGGATCAGTTACTGACCAAGCTTCAGCACCGTTATCGATGTCAGATTGTAGTTGAGGAGCTAATAGACCTTCGTAATTAGCAATGGATCTAGGTATACGGGAAGGCCAAACGAATGGTCTGTAGGAACGTTCAGCTAGTTTTCTGTATACGGTGAATGTAGTCTGAGGAGTACCAAGGTACATGATCCTTGAATCAGACTTAGGTGTAAGGATTGACTCAGCTTCAGTACATAACTGAAGGAGTTTCTCTCTCATTAGTTCTGTGAGGCTATTGCCGGGAACTTCGATGTCGTCAAGGATCATTAGGTCAGCACGGGAGCCAGTTAACTGACCTGTAATGCCGACTGACTTAACGGAAGGGGCCTGGTGAGGAGCACAGTTAACGTCAAAGGAGATACGAGACCAACGTGAGTCATCACCTTTAGGTTGTAGGTGCTTAAGCCAGGGTGTTTCAATGATCAGCTTCTGTAGAAAGATAGACATGTTGTCTGCACGTTCCTTAGAAGCTGAGATAATCATGATCTTCTTTTCAGGGTTATTAAAAAGCGTCCACAAAACAAAGGCTCCAGTAATCCAGCTTTTTCCCACTCCACGGAAAGCTTGTATTTGAAGACGCTTAGGTCCATGTTGAAGATAGTCTGCGATTGCATATTGTGCTCTTGTGGGTGAAGGTAGATCAAGTTGTTCCCACAGTGCTTGTAAGAACAGCTTGAAATCAGCCTGTAAGGCTTCTAAAACATTAGACATATGTCAAT